TTACAAGGACGAGCAGACGCCGATGTGCTTTCCTATTCGATCAACGGGCGCTCGCTTTCAAAAATGGCTCCGACTGAACTGGTTGAATGGCGCGATTATTACAAGCGCGAACTGGTCATGCACCATCGAAAATTGCGCGCACATCGAAATAAACCGACCGGCGCGACGATGGTTGTGAGGTTCTAAAATGGGCATTTTTGATTTCGTTCGGCGCAGTAAAGAAGATGACACGCCGCAGAAGGCACGTCGTCGTCGCTCATATGCCGGTGCGCGTGGCGGGCGTCTGTTTTCTGATTTCATAGCATCGTCGAATTCCGCTGATACGGAAATGCGCTTCAATCTTGAAGTGCTGCGGAATAGATCGCGTGAAATGGTGCGCGATAATGAATTCGCAAAGAGATATATGAACCTGCTGAAGACCAATGTTGTCGGCGAGCAGGGATTTCAGCTACAGCTTAAAGCGCGGAACTCTGACGGCACGCTGGATGCGGCTGGCAATACGATCATCGAAAATGCTTTCAAGCAATGGGGCCGACTCGGAAATCCTACTGCCGATGGTCGTATGTCATGGCTCGATTGCCAGAAATTTGTTATGGAAAGCATGGCCCGCGACGGCGAGGTTTTCGTCAAAAAGCTGCGCGGCAATAAATATCATAACGGCTTTGGCGTGCAGTTTCTTGAGGCCGATCTGATCGATGAGAAAAAGAACGAGACGCTGCCAAATGGCAACGAAATCCGCATGGGCATTGAAATGGACAAGGCACATCGGCCTGTCGCGTATCATGTTCTGACAGTGCATCCCGGTGATAGATATTATTACAGTTCGCAGTCGCAGAAGCACGTTCGCGTACCTGCCGACGAGATGATGCACATCTATATGCCGATCCGCACGCATCAGGCACGCGGCGAGCCGTTCATGGCATCGGCAATGTCGGCCATGAAGCATTTGCAAGCGTATCGCGAAGCCGAGGTTATTGCTGCGCGTATCGCTGCGTCGAAGATGGGCATTTTGACTTCGCCCGGTGGCGAGGAATATGTAGGAGATGATGTGCATGACGATTATATGCCTGTCATCGATGTCGAGCCGGGCAGTTTTCACCAGTTACCATCTGGATATGGCATGGAGATGTTCGATCCCAAGCATCCGACGACTGGATTCGGTGAATTCGAATCGGCAATGCTGCGCGGTGTGGCATCTGGGTTAAACGTGTCTTATGCCGCGCTGTCGAGCGATCTTAGCAGCGTAAATTATTCGTCGATACGGCAGGGTGCGCTAGACGAGCGCGACGGATACCGCAGCTTGCAAATGTTTATGATCCAGCACTTCGTCGAGCCTGTTTTCCGCGAATGGCTTTCTAGCGCAATGGACTTCGGCGCTATTCCCATTCCGACGACCAAATTCGAGAAATTCATCGACAATACGCATTTCCGTGGTCGTGGCTGGAACTGGGTCGATCCGCTGAAAGAAATGAACGCGGCAGTCGTCGGGCTGAACAACGGCATCTTGTCGATGCAGGATGTCGCAGCGCATTACGGTCGCGATGCCGAGGAAACCTTCAATCAGATCAGCCGCGACAAAGAACTGGCAGAACAGTTCGGTCTTAAAATGGCATTCGAGCCGTTCGGAACTAAGTTACCGGCTGAACCCGATGTAAGCGGTGGCGAAGATGGCGACGTATAAAGGCGAAGAGATCGACCTGACGCCGACCGAAGCGATGGCCGAAGAAGGGCAGCGTTTTAAGGATTGGCGAGCCGAAGGTCAAAAAGGCGGAACCGATGTAGCTGTCGCACGCGCGACGCAGTTAGTTAATCGGCAGGAACTATCGCCCGAAACTGTGCGCCGAATGCACTCTTTCTTTTCGCGGCATGAAATCAATAAGGATGCAGAGGGATTTTCTCCCGGTGAAGACGGATATCCGTCGCCGTCTCGCGTATCGTGGGCAGCATGGGGTGGCGATCCCGGTCAATCATGGGCGCGTGGCAAGGTAGCATCGCTTGATAGGATAGACGACGAACAGGCCAAGCGTGCGCTGGAAGATGAATTCGGCGATGCAACGCTGACCGGGCTGAAAAACAAAGTCGAAGAGCATAACGAAGAGCATGGCGACACGCAAAGCAAACGTGTTACCCTATCGATGCTTGCAAAGGTTTATAAGCGCGGCGTCGGGGCTTTTAATACTAATCCCGGCAGCGTTCGACCGGGCGTTAAAACAGAAGAACAGTGGGCGATGGCTCGCGTTAATTCGTTTTTATATGCGGTTAGAAATGGCCGATTCCGTTCGGGAAAACACGACACTGATTTACTGCCAGAGGGTCATCCGATGAAGACTGAGACAGAAGAAAGAGCCGAAGATATTATTGAGCAGCGTCACGTTGTCGAAGTCGTCGAGGACGATGAAACCGTGACCATCAAGTTCGAAAAGCATCACGAAGAAATGGCGGAAGAAGTCGTTGCCGAAGAACGCTTCGACCGCGCTGAAATGCAGATGCGTGCTTTCGACATGAACGGCGAAAAAATAATCGATGAAGAGACGCGCACGGTTCGCGTCGGCGTTTCTTCGGAGCAGCCGGTGAAACGCGACTTCGGCATGGAAGTCATGGATCATCGCTCTGATAACATGAATCTTGAATTTCTGAATAGTGGACGCGCACCGCTCCTGCTCGATCATGACATGGAGCGGCAGATCGGCGTCGTGGAATCTGTGGAACTAGATGAGGATGCACGTCGTCTGCGTGCAATCGTTCGCTTTGGAAAAGGCGCGATGGCTTCGGAGGTTTTCACTGATGTGGTGGATGGTATCCGCCAAAATATCAGCGTTGGTTATCGTATCGATAGCCGCGTTGAGCAAGAGGACGATCCCGAAGAATACTATCGGGTATCGACTACCCCTATGGAGATTTCAATCGTTTCCATCCCGGCAGATCAGTCAAATCTCGTCGGCGTCGGACGTTCGAATCCCGAAACTTTATCTGCAACTGTCGAGACAAAAGGAGATTCTGATATGTCTGACATCAATCTGGACGAGGTACGGGCCGAGGCTGCTGCTGATGCTGCCAAGACCGTGCAACGCAATGCCAAGGACATCATGGTTCTGGCTCGCAAACATAACAAAGCTGACCTTGGCGAAGAAGCCATTGGACGCGGCGTTTCCATCGACGAATTCCGTGGTGAACTGCTCGAAGTGATCGGCAATGAGCCGCTCGAAACTCCGGCGCACGTTGTTGATGCCCCGGTGAAAGAGCAGCGGTCCTATTCGCTCGGCAAAATGATCCGGGCGCAGGTCACTGGCGATTGGCGCGATGCTGGTCTTGAGCGTGAAATGCACGACGAGATTGCACAGCGCACCGGCAAACAAGCTGAAGGTTTCTATGTGCCTGATTTTGCTTTCCGCGCTGGTCCCCTGTCTACGGCTGCAACGGGCGCTTCTGGCTCCGAGAACGTCACGGACAATTTCGTACCTGAAATCCATCGCGGCGATATGTTCATCGAGGCTCTGCGTGCGAAGCAGGTCATGTCTGCGCTTGGCGTCACCTACATGGGTGGTCTTACCAATCGCATCAAGATGCCGAAGATTGCAACGGGTGCCGCTGCTGGTTTCGTTGAGGAACTCGGCAACGTGGCTGATCAGTCTCCTACGGACGCGGCTGTCACGCTTCAGCCCCGCACGCTCGGCGCATATGCCGACATCAGCCGTCTGCTGATGAAGGAATCGGTCCCTGCCATCGATCAGGTTGTTCAGGATGATCTCCTGCGCTCGGTCGCTGACAAGATCGAATTCTATGCCATTCAGGGAAGCGGATCATCTGGGCAGCCCACAGGCATCCTGAATGATGGCAGCGTTGGGAATGTCGATATCTCGTCTGGCACTGACGTTGATGCGCTGACTTGGGCAGACATCACCAACATCGTGAAAACGGTCGAGGATGCGAACGGTGTCATCAATCAGGCAACTCTCGGCTGGCTGTCGAATCCGAAGGTAAAAGCGAAAATGGCGAATACGTCTCGCGTTGCCTCGACCGATAGCGTCATGCTGATGAACGATCCGTGGAGCAGCATCTATGGCTACCCGGCTGAGTTTACCAGCAACGTGCCGTCTGATCTCGATCCGGGTGATGGAGGGTCCGATGCTTCGGCTCTCATCTTCGGCGATTTCTCGCAGCTTATCGTTGGCCTGTTCGGCGCACCGTCGATCCTGATTGACGAAACAACGGGCGGTCTTGCTGGTACGGTTCGCATCATCATCCATCAGGATGTCGATGTTGCGCTCCGCAATGCGGTATCGTTTGCGAAGACCGACGAAGTATCCGTCGCGTAATTGTAGCGTATCGGGAGGGGCGGATAATCTGCCTCTCCCTTTTCTCCCTTGAGGGTATCAAATGAAAATCAAGTTTCTCGAAAAGACGTTCATCGGCACTGGCGGTAATATCTTTACCGGCGAGGAGCGCGACATTGACGACACGCTGGCGCAGAAATTGATTGATCGCGGAGTTGCCAAAGAGGTGAAACGCGGTCGCAAAAAAATGAAATTGTCGGATCGCGCTGTTGCTTCCGACGATCTGGAAATTCCAGAGGCTGAATAATGGCTGTCGAAACCGCAGATGATCGCGCTATATTTTTCGACGTTGATGATTTCGGCGTTGCGGCGACATATACGCCAAGCGGCGGCAGTGCGGTCACGGTTAATGGCATATTCGATCACGAATACTTCGCCGCTGATGCAGGTGGTTCGGTCGCGGTCGCAATAGAACAGCCGCGCTTTTTATGTCGTACATCCGACGTTGCATCTGCTGCCGAAGATGACGCGCTGACCGTAAACGCGACGAATTACACGATCAAGGTCGTCGAGGATGACGGCACCGGCATCACCAATCTGGTGCTTGAGGAAATCTGATGGCGCACGTTCGTAAATCGATCCGTGACAACATTACGACGGCGCTGACAGGATTGGCGACGACCGGATCGAATGTATTTCAGACGAGATTTTTCCCGCTGGCCGAGACAAAATTACCGGCGCTCTGCATTTACTCCCGTTCCGAGGCGAGCGAATACAGCACGATGACTGTGCCGCGCACGGTACTGCATGAATGCGAATTCACAGTCGAGGCATACGTCAAAGCGACATCCGGCGTAGAGGACACCATTGACACTATTGGCGTCGAGGTTGCGGAGGCACTGGCCGTAGATGTCACGCGCAACAGCTTGGCGAAGGATACGCGCGTCACGGATTTCGCTGTCGATTTTAACGCAGAGGGCGATCAGCCGGTCGGCATTGCGACATTCACGATCATCGTTGATTATGCTACAGTCGAAAATGACATGGAGGCGGCGATATGATAGAAATGTTTTCGCCTGATGGCGATACTAAGATCGAAGTTTTGGATTACAAAGTCGAGAACTACGAGCGTAAGGGATGGCGTCGGGCCGATGCTGATCCTGTAATTGATCAACCCGAAGCCGAAGGAGATAAAGATGGCGAATCATAAGGGTAGTGAAGGAACGGTTAAGGTCGGCTCGAATGCGGTCGCCGAGATACGTTCATTTTCAATCGAAGAGACCGGCGACACGCTGGAAGATACGAGCATGGGCGATAGCGCGAGGACTTATCTCGCGTCTCTGACAAGCTGGAGCGGCACAGTAGACGTGTTCTGGGATGAAACCGACACAACCGGGCAGGGCGCTCTGGATGTCGGAAGTTCCGTCACCTTAAATCTTTACCCAGAAGGTGCAGATAGCGGTGATACTTATTACGGCGGAACTGCCATCGTTACCAGTAAATCCGTATCATCATCGTTCGATGGCATGGTCGAGGCATCATTCGGCGTTCAGGGTTCTGGCGCTCTGACCGAGACGACGGTGTAGTGAATGGGCCTATCTGATAACATTCGCGCAAATCGCTCCAAGTCTCGCACGAAAATCATTGTCGAGGCTTGGGGCGATGATGCCGGTCCTGCTGTTATCTTTTCGTCGCCTCTTACTGCTGGCGATATTTCGAGGATACAGCGCAAACACAAGGATTTTCTGAATAATACGTCGGTCGAAGCCATGATCGATCTGATTATCCTTAAAGCCGAATCTGAAGATGGCGAAAAGGCGTTTTCCATCGAAGACAGGCCGGTCTTGATGCGTGAAAACCTTAATGTGATTTCCGAAGTCGCTGGGCAGATGTTCGGCGACATCGATAGCATCGAGGACTTGGAAAAAAACTGAGAGACGATCCGCTGCGCCTAAATTTGCTGGGTTTGGCGGATCGTCTTCACAAAACGCAAGCCGAAATTGAGGAATTGACGCTAAACGAATTCCACGAATGGATGGCATATTTTAAGGTGACGAGCGATGGCGGATGAAAAGCTACAAATTAAAATCACCGCCATCGACAAGACGAAGCAAGCGTTTAACTCGATATCTAAGAAACTCGGTGGTCTAAAGAAGGCGGCGGGAGTTGTCGGTATCGCTGTCGGCGCTATCGGTGCGGCTTTCGTTGCGGCTGCTAAGAAAACAATCGACTTCGCGGATGAAATCGCAAAGACGGCTGATATGGTCGGTCTTTCGACTTCCGCATTGCAGGAATTGAGGGTCGCGACCGATCTCGCCGGAATATCGCAGTCAGAACTAGATACTGCGCTTGGCGCACTATCAAAGCGACTTGGCGAACTTCGCCTTGGAACGGGTGCGCTGAAGACAGTCCTCGATAAATCAGGAGATTCATTCGGCAACGTTCTATCAAGCACGACTTCTAACGAAGAAGCATTCAGGCTGATTATCCGTCGGCTTGGCTCTTATACGAACGCACAAGACAGAGCCGCGCTTGCTGCTGCCGCATTTGGGCGATCAGCCGGTATCGCATTGTCCAAATTGAGGCTTGAAGACCTCGATCAAGGCATTGAACAGGCGCGAAAACTCGGCTTGATCATTGACGAAGATTTGCTTCGCAACGCGGAGGGCATAAAGGACCAATTTACACTTGCGAGCCGTGTCATACAGACGCAATTCATGGAAGCCATGCTGCGAGTAATGAGAGAGATAGATTTCTCGTCGCTGGCGAAGGATGTTGCGAAACTGACAGCGGAATTCTTTGCGGCAGCCGTGGAAGCGGCGAAATTCTTGGGAATCATTGACAGGCCAAGGGCCGAAAAAATCCAACGATTAAAAGAAGAAATAAACCGGATGGCGTCAGAGTTCGCAGCCGCTGCGGCGCGTGCAGACGAATTTGATGGGTCTATCGCGGGCAATCAAGCCAGAAAGCAAATGGATTTCTTGGCTAAGTCTATAAAGGGCGCGAATGAACAATTGTCGATATTGGAAAAACGTCTGCAAGTAGATGTAACAAGACCAACATTCGAGCCACCGCCTACACCTAAGCCTGACCAAACAATCATCCCGCAGATGAATGATATCAATCAAAAAGCGCGAGAAATGGCGGATTCCTTCCAGCTTCCCAAAACAGCTTTGGAAGAACTCAAGGAAAAGGCACAGGACACTTTCGGCGCAATGCAAGACATCGGCGTTAAGGCAGTTAATAGGCTAGAAGATTCGATCATGGGTGTGATTGATGGCACGAAAAGCCTCAAAGATGCGTTCTCTGACATGGCGCAATCTATTCTTTCCGATTTGATCCGTATGCAGATACAGGAAAGCATAACTGGTCCTCTTTCTGGATTTTTGAGTAAAGGGCTTGGCAGCTTATTTGGCGGCGGCGGTGGTGGCTTTGCGTCCGGTTTTGCTGGCGCTCCTGCGCTTGGGTTCGCAGACGGTGGCGTAACATCATCACGTCGCCCTTATATGGTTGGCGAACGCG